GGGATTTCATCAATTACTTCCGCTCCGAGTTCCGCTGCAATAGCCGTAACATCCCAGACAATCGGCTCAGGGTCATTTGGTCTTTGTTCTTTAACGAATTCAGCGAGTTCTGGCTTTGTAGTCTGGATAGGCTTCTTAACCGCTGGGCTTGGCTTTGCGAAATATCCAGCAAGATTAAGAGCTCGCCCCAAAGAGCCTGTCTCTGCAAGCTCCAAAGCATATTGCTTGGATTTGGACTCGCTGCTAAGTCCCGTCGTCCAAGCCGCAGCATCCGCTTCAGTACGATAGAGCTCACATTTAACAATATAGACATCGCAATTAGGCGTAAGCGATTCCTCAAGGACGTGAGTCTTGATTCGATAATCTGGGTATTCATTAATAAACTCTTTCAATCGAACCTGCACTGATACATAATCATCAAGGTAATTCGACATTTAATCTCTCCCGACCGGCGAATTCATCAATCGCCATTTGTAGTTGTTCTTTGAGTGACCAGAAAGTTCCATCCGGCCAATTTTGCGCCTCATTAGCACAAGGTTGGCAATAAAACCGCACTTGAGCTCTTCGGTTAGGGGTTTCGCTTTGGACTTTCCATACGGCAGGAACTTGGGCTTTTAAGTGCCAAGAACCGTCTTTTAGTTGCCCATATCTGGCTTTGCAGTATGAGCACCACTGATTAGGGTTAGAGTTGCGAATCAGACTCAACGTCATCCCAATCTTCCGGTGTACTAAATCGGCAGAAAGCGAGAATAGTTCCGTATCCAATGAGATCGAGATACGAATCCTCGCGCTCTGGACTTTCCACCATTCTGCTGAGTTTTGTCGCGATAAATACGAGTGCCACGTCAGCTGGGTCTCGCAGTTGAACACCGAGTTGTCTTGCGATTTTGTAAATCCGTAATAGATTGTGTCTCGGATCGCCATATTCAAGCCCCCTGTCTTCGAGGGTGTTACCAGCATCCGAGAGCCAATCACTTAACGATCTCTCTGACATTTAAGCTACTCCGTCCGCGCTTGTAGCCTTCGTTGAAGGCTTTGGCCTTTACTTGGATATAAATTCGATAACCTAGCCATAAAGTTGAGCAGTAGATAAAGAAAAAAACGCCTTCATTCAACATCGGCGTTCACCCCGAATCTATCTAGCCAATAAGCTGAGATTTCCTCTCGACTTAGACGGCCGCGTGAAGACTTGCGACCCAGCGATTCAATTGCGTATCTGCGAATTATTTGGCCCTTGACGTAATTTTTACCGTCGGACCAAGCACCCGAAGTCGAATCAAATCGAATTACCTTCGGATTATTTATCATTTATTCTCCCTTCCAAATCCTCTAAATGGATTTAGTGGGATAAATGTATTTACCTAAATGGATTTAAACAAGTAGAAGCTCGGAGTGTCGGATATCCAAGAATCCACAAAGCTTCTCAACTTTTCCTGCGCTAGCAAAGTCAGTCTTATCCGGAAGTGCCTTTAATTGCCATTCTGGAGCCTTTATAGCCCCTAAATCAAATTGGTAGACCCCTTGTGGGGTGGAATTGATATAAAGGGTTCTAGCGCCCGTTCTAGCCCTTATTTCGGCCAAATAATCCCACTTCTTCTTCTCAATCAAAAGTGTGGGGTAATGCGTCCGGCGGCACTTAAGCTCAATATATGCGTCTTGGGTAATGCCATCAACTCGGTCGGTTGCCGATAAAGGCGTCAAGTCCGGATACACCGTCTTGAGAGCCTCAAATAGCTCGACCTCGCGCAGGTAAATTAGTCGTCTTCCTCGTCGTCTTCAAAAGGCTTTACCTCTGGAGTTTTGGGATCAACAATCCAATCGGGGTAAGAGCTTCGATCCATAGCAAAAGCAAGTGCACTACCTTCATCCATACCAGCTCGACGACAAGCGTCATATACTTCTTTAGCTGCAATCGCCCAAAAATCAAGTTTGGTAAGGATTGGCTCTTTTGTCGTTCTGCGACGTTTTGCCACCTTTTTGACGGGCTTCTTAACGCGCTTTCTTGTTGCCATTTGCCCCCACCTTCTTTGATAGGGCTAATTCTAGCTGAGACTCCATTTTATCAAGGCGCGACACAATGGGGATATTTTCTAATTTGATTATGTAACGAAGGCCGGCAATAAGTAGGGCGATTGATCCCAGAACTGAAGCTACGAATCCAGCGATGGTATTTGCGTCCATTACCGAACTCGCCCGTAACGCTCGTAGTTAGGGTTAAGCCAGTTAATAATGCTAGGCAAGACTGATACTAGAGCCGCATTTGCAATCGCATCGACATCCCAACCCACCGCGAGATAGGTTGCGAGTGCTGTTGCTAGAAAGGTCTTGGCCCAACTTTCCGCCATCTTCTTGAGGTCGCTCATTATTGTCTCCTTCGAGGTTAAACCAGCTAGAGTCGTTATCTCCCAAAGTTGTAAAGCTAATATGAAAATGCGAGCGGTGAGGATTAGCGCCTTTGTATTTGCGCCGCTTCCATCCCAATATCGGACTCATAATCTTCCCGTCGTAAATAATGTATTTAATGCGCTTATCTCCGCGCTTGGCACACTTGCGAATCTTCTCCACCAGCGCATAAGTTTCTTCGGGGTGCGCATTAAGATTGGCGTCTATATCTAAAGCTCTAACGATTCCGTTTCTTGGAATATGGTCAGAAGTGCCTTTGGCAACGTGACGAGCATCAGCCACCCAGCCGTCAGACTTACGATCGCGATCAGGATAATCATCGTCTATTTGCTCCCGAAGTTGTTGACCGGCTTTGGAAAGTTTAGGCATTATCCGATAAGGGCGGAAACTTCTTCAGCGGTAAGACCCAATTTATCCAATACGGCTTGTTTTGCAGCCGCTCTTTGTTCAGAAATCTTTTGCCATTCCGCCAATTCAGTTTCAGCTTTTTTGTATGCGGCGATTTCTTCTTTAGTGGCTTTCCGAACAATAGTTTCTTCTATTCCAGTCGCGGCGTCAAATATTTTTTCAATGATTTCCATATTAGTTCGCTCCATATACATAGACAGTTCCAGCATCCAAAGAACCGGAACGAGCATAAATTGTTAAAGTACTGACAGCCGTTGTAGTAGCTATCCAACCACCTAAACTCATATATTCATTTTGATTGCCAGAACCACCTCTATCAGCTCCGGATGCTCCCCACCATACTTTGTTTGTTGTGCTGGATTTGCAACCGCTCATAAAGAAATATGCGTCGCCGGAAGAACTGACCGAGTTAGCGCCGCGAATAATATGAATTCCGTCGTCGACACCCAAACCAGGTTGAACATTGTTTGAACTATACGATGAGTCTCCATAAAAACGACCACCATACATTGCGTAAATTGAATTTGCATTTGAATTGACTCTGGCCGAAATCGAAACATTGCCGGAATTTGTGCTTCCACCAGTTATAACAATCATCAAATCGTCATTTGTAATGCTGGAAATTGTCACACTTGAACCAGTAAGAGTCGTTCCCCCGGAATTTAATAAAGTCCAAGTTTTTGTTGCCGAAGGAGAATTCCATTTTAAACCTGTCGATGTAGTCGAATCAGCTGTTAGCACTTGTCCATTTGTGCCAATAGGCAATCTATCATCGGCCGTACTAAAAGTGAATAAATCTCCTTTTGTCGTTAAAGGAGTTTGATCGCTTGGAGTCGACCAAGCTGGAACGCCACCACTTACGGTAAGGACTTGTCCACTAGTTCCAATCGGAAGTCTGGTATTTGTATTCGCAGTCGAAGAACGATATTCAATATCGCCCAAAGTGGTGGAAGGATTCAGAGCCTTGGTAGTAGTGTCAATTGACGAACCAAGTGATCGAATAGCCGATGCGCCGTCTTTCACCAAGGCGGTATCGTCTGGGGTTGTCCACCCGTAATTCGTAGTAGTTGCCATTTTTCTCCTTTAGGCGACGATTGTAGCGTTTAGCCAAGTCAAATCGGGATTTAGGGTATTCCATTTCTCGGTACCGGGAACAGAATTCCAGCGGAACGCTTGGAGCGAATACGAGACGGGCGAAACAATCATTGAAAGGGTAAGACTGTTCATATTAGCCGTCCAAGTCCATCCCTCAACAAATCCTTGAAATTCTCCGTTTGCCATATTGCTTGGTAAATTGGCTATGTTTACCGGTTGCCCCATAAATAGATTTAGAAGGGCATCTCTGTCGGTATCGTCGATTTCAGGGTTGGCTAACGGAAATAAGATTCTCTGAAGGGCATATTGGGGATATGCTCGGATTCCCAAGTAATAAGCGGCTTGGGCTTCCGCGTCAGTATGATTTTTGAGAGTTGTTCGTATAGTGGAAGCTAGTTGTCCGTATAAGGAAATTGAAGCCGAACTTGATGCGGAAACGCTTGAGTTACCACTCGAGCCGTAAGCGATTGTTATTGTATTTCTTACATCGCCAGCTTTTTTCTTGATTTCTAGGTTAGGGCCGATTCCTTGATTTGCATCTAAATCCACATAGCCGTTCGCTGATAGATATTCCGAGCGGTGGGTCGAGTCCGCGTAACCAACCCGCCCTTGTGCATCCTCGTAAACATATCCAAGTCCAGAGGTCGCTAAACCGGATACTATGTTGTAAACAGTGTCATTCAAATTATTTTGAGAATCCAAAGAATAATCACCCGGAGTATCCACTTCCCCGAATCCGCTATTTTGAGCGTTTAACCACTGAGTCGTCGGATTATAAGTATTCCATTGCGTTGGTGCGGGAACTTCATTCCAAGAGTCAAATAAAACAATAGATAGAACTTCGGCGATTTGCGTTCCGTCATTACCACTCGCCAAATTTCCGGTATAAATAGCTCGAGCCAATCTAGCTAAAGCGCCAACAGCGACTATATTTATTCTTTGAGTGATAACATTGCTGCTCGAAGTAGAAACGGCAATTGATAAGTCGGTTATAAAACCACCGAATAAATATACATATGCTCCAGCGGAATTTTTAACTTCAATAGTTACTGCATCGTTTATTTCAAAGTTTATAGATGCCAACGCCGTTTCAATCAAAGTCAAATTACAATAACCCGCTACCGGTTGAGAATAAATATCCGTTCGGCCCGAAGTTATTGTCAATCCGCTTAGGGTGATGCCAGTGACTTCTTGCCCATCAACTTTGATTCGATAAACGGGGGTGTAGACCGTCATAAGACCAGCTGACCTCCGCCGCCACCAGATCTCGCTTGGGAATTATTTAAGGCAGTAATAACAGCTCTATTAAAACCTTCTTCGTCAATAATACTAGGAGAATTTACATTGATAATGACATTACCTTTATCTTCGCCTGCTCGAACTGCGGATGTCGAAAATGTACTACCAACGGTGATTCCACCAAAACCAGTTCCGCCCGTGGGATATGTAGGCATTACTCCCGTCACTACGGGAACGGTTGGAATTGATCCGCCCGTAACCACTCCCCCTGTTGATCCGCCGGTCGTTCCGCCACTAGTGACACTACTACCAGAACCAGATCCACCAAGCACAGTTCCAGTAGTCATCGAATAATTTCCAACGGCCCCAGTAGAAGTACCGCTAACCCATCCCGGTTTTGTAAGGAGACTCACATTAGGCAAAATTGGGATGGCGTTATAAGCTCTTATAAAAGCATTTATTCCGTCAATTGCATTATCGACAACGCTTCTAATCGCGCTAAAAACTTTTGAAATTACGGTTACGATTCCCGCTATCGTTGCACCAGCGTTTTTGATTGCGGTTACGAGAACAGTTTCAAATATAGGAACCAGATAATCTTTAATAAATTTCCATAGATCTTCAATGGTATCTTTGTTATCCTCGAAAGCTTTTTTAATTGGATCAATCGCTTTATTTTTAGCATCAATCAATTTCGGAATTAAGTTATTTGTAAAATAATCTAAAAGATCTTTTAATGCTGGCAGTAATGCCGCTCCAACTGATTCCTTAGCTTCATCAAATCCGACTTTCAGACGAGCTATTTGCCCCTCAAAAGTATTAGCTTTTCGCAGAGCTTCTCCACCATATAAGTCGGTAAGACTAGAGACCGCAGCTTCTAAACCTTTAGTTTTGACTTCACCTTTGTCAAGTCCTATACCCAGGCGCTCTAAAGAGGAGGTGTTGCCCTCATAAGCCTTGGCAAGCGCGTTAGATACGGTCTCAACGTCTTTACCAGTGCCAGCACTAATGTCAAGAGCTAAATTGAGTAATTTTTGAGATTGATCTAAAGATCCCGTCGCTGTTGCAAGTCTCTGTAAGGCTGGGCGTAATTTATCATCCGCAACGCCGGTCGCCAGAGAAGTCTTAAGAATCTGATCTTCGACCGCCTTGATTTGTGCTTCGGTCGCTCCGGTTACAGATTCAAGCGCAGACGCTAATCTTTGTTGAGCGGCTTCATCTTCGATTGCAGCTTTGACGCCTTCAATTGCCAATTTTCCAGCATAAGCAGCGGCAGCTGCCGCGGCGGCCGCAAAAGCAGCAGCGGCCACTTTGCCAAATTTTTCTAACTTACCGCCGAAGCCTTCAACCTCGTTAGCCCCAGTGTCTAATTTCTTCTTTAAATCATCGACGTCGGCAAGAATCGATAATTTCAGCGTTCTACTTCCGGCCATTAGTCATCCCACTTTCCGATTATCTTAGAAAATGCTTCTTCCCATTTTCGGACTAATTCAGGTTGAATTTTACGAAGTGCTGGGTAGATGAAATAGCCAGAATTTCCTCGACCTTGACGGGGAGTTCGTCTTGGGAATTGACGATAACGATTAGATCCGAATTCGTAACCTGCCCAGAGGTCTTTAGTCGATCCTCCACCAGAGAAACGCTGAGACGCAAATCCGTAAGAGAACTCGCCAATTTTCGAGGTTGTTGAAACTTTAACGCCGCTTGTAATGCGATCGACAACGGCCTGTCCGAATGTGCGGGTAATACCGTACGCCTTAACTTCGTTGGCGGCATATTGAGCGAGCGCAGAACTTTCGCGTTTAGCCGCATCAATAGCTTCATCATCCATCGCTTTAAAGGCGGCAATGATGGAACGAAGCTCGCGCTTGTCGTAGGTGATGGGTAAATCATCGGCCACGTCCGTTTCGCTCCTTCAATATTTCAATCGCCGTTAATACTTGTTCGATGTCCGTCCATTCGCTCATCGGTATTCCGGTCGCTATTGCGACTTCAATGAGAAGCCGATTTACGCTTCCGGACTCGTAGCTTTTGGGTTTTCATCCCCTATCGTCATTTCGTCGATAGACAATTCCCAAATTTCTTGTGACTTTGTAGGTTTTCCAGCAGCTTCTCGCCTGTAAGCGAAATAGGCAAGATCTAGAAAATCTGCTTGTTGATAAGCCGAAATATCCTTCATAGCATAAATCGACTTGCCAGTTTTGCGTTCCCACTTAGCCCACTCGGGTAAGCCGGCCACATAAGTAACCAATTCGCCCGTCGTATATTTAATTGTGATGGTTAATTTCATAGCTCCCGATCTCCCTTTTAACTAAATGTTTCTGTTACTTCGCCCTTTGCGACTTTGAACGTAAAGGATACTGTTTGAGCATCAATTCCGGAACCTCCCGCGGTTGGAAACGCTGGAAGAATTGGAAATACGAATTGCGCTCCAGTAGCAGCGGTAAGGGTGACGCTGATTGTTGTATCTGGTGCTGATTCAGCTGCGGCCCATAGAGCTTCGCACACTGAAGAAGTCTTGCCCCAATCTGCGAGCATATCGAGCTGAAATGTGCCCTCATAATTTACCGTCTTATAGGCCTCGCCATCGAGAGTCTGATAAGTCTCGCGAACGTGGGTTTTTGTTAATACAGCATTAGTCGCTTGGGCTTCGATGTCCGTTCCACCTGTGAAAGACAGCGAAATGTCGCGACCGGTGATAACTGTGGTTGCCACTTATTTCTCCTTAGTTGGTTTGTGTGTAATAGGTGGAAACGCGAATATCGGCGACCAATAAATTGACCGCGCCCACTTGCGTAACCGATGGACGTTCTACTGGGCCGACTGTGTAGCCGTCCGGTATAACCGCCAAAACTGAGAGTATCAATTGTTCAAGATTATCGAGTGAAGCTGGATTTGATAAATATGCAACACCGCAAGTAATCGTCAAATTTATTTTTGCGTTAATCGTGGAGTCGTTTATCGTATTGAGTTCCAAATACGGTGAATCCGGAACAAGAATAACCGCTGGTACTTGCACAGCTTCAGGCACATACGAATAAACGTTAGCCGAAACTGACCCCAATGCAGTTGCCAGCGGTGTCCGGATAGAAGAAAGTATTGTTGAGGCGGGCATTATCCCACCATTGTCTCAACGTCGAGGTAAGGGCCAAGAAGACCAGTTACTTTCGCAAGAAGGTTTTTGGATAATCTGTAAGGAGTTACTGCAAAATCGATGCCTTCGATTGATCCTCCAGCTGCGGTTCTTGCTTGAAAGATTTCGACAGAGATAGCCAAAACAGCAGATTCGACATTGGGATTTCCGACGTAGGTCGAGAGGCCAGAGAGCGCAGCATTTCCGGCTGGGATAATATTCTTTTCCAATACGTCTGCATTAGTGATGGCGGCGGTAAATACATAAGGGCCAATTAAATCATTTGTAACTGTGTGAGTGCCGTTGAAAGGTGAACCGACACCCGTAATGACGACCGATTGGCCTTCGGTGAATTCGTGAATTGTCGCCGTGTGAAAATAAGCAACGTTGGTTTCTAGTTCAACTTTGTGAATTTTGCTTTGGAATGTCACAAGCATCGGGATAATTAAATTTTCGCTTGTATCCACTATATCGTTCAAGTAAGCATCTGAATATAGGGATGACGAGACGCCAAGAATGGTTCTTAGCTCGGAAGCCGTAACAATTGTTGGCATCTCGTGATCCTTTTTTACTAGAGGGTGACAGGCCAGCTCGGGAGCGGACTGGCCGTCACTTTTAGGGTTTTAACTACGCGACCATCCACTTGTAAGCGCCAGCAGCAACTTTCGTTGCAATTGCGCCATAGCCATAATAAGCGACAGAAATTTGACCGCTTGCGATGACGTTGGATTCGAGACGGAAACGTGGTGATTCATACCAAGTGTATGACTCAGGATTTACGACGATCATTGTGCCGTCTCCAACACCTGAACCGGTGGTCAGAGAGCGATCGACGTAAAGTGCAAGACCAGCAACGTTGCCTCTAACGGTTCCGGCAGCGAGAGCGCCACCTGCATTCTGTGGGTTGATTGCTGTGAAAAGTGGGCGGTTTGAGCCATCGACGAGGCCCATAATTGCGCCCCATTGTTCTGGGGAAACAATGAGATTCTGTGCAAATCCAAGAGTTCCCTTATAGACGGAAACTGCTGCATCAGCTACGAAATCTTGAAGATTCGCTGCTGAAAGTGTGCGGTTTCCACCATCGGTGGCGCCGGTGACAAGAGCCGCGCTCACTGCGGCGTTTGTTGCCTTTGCATAGGCGAACTCCATTTGGCGAACGAGTTCAGCAAAAAATGCTGGGCTTGAACGATCTAACAGTTCGACGCTAAATGTCTGTTGTCCTGCATACTTCTTGACATTTACAGTTAGGTAAGAAACGTTCTGATCTGTTTCTGATGGTGTTCCAGCTTCAGCAGTTTCCGCAACTGTTGGAACAGCAGTGATCTTAGGAATTTCGAAAGTGAGACCTGCGTCTGGCAAGACACCCGAAGAAATCGCTGAGATTGATGGACGATCTGCGTTGGATAGAGGATTAATTACCTCTGTAAGCTGACGAGTTGGTACGAGACCAGCGTTGTCGGTTGTATCGTCAGCAGCGCGGACGTACTGGATGGATGCTTCGTCGCCGAATACTTTGGCGCGAATGGATGCCTCGAGATACTTCTCTTTCGAGAGTTCAATTCGAGGAGCGGTGTAAAACGCTGGGCGTGGCGCAGCGGCTTCCACCTTGGCAGCTTCTACCGTTTCTTCGGCAGGAGCTGGAACGGTAGTGTCTGACACTTGTTCTCCTTCGGTTGGGTTGTCCGCTTCGGCGGTTGCCGGAGCAGAATCTTCTTTTGGTGCTTCATTTTCGGATGCAGCAACTTCGCTGACTCGAGCTGAATCAATCGCTGGATCAGTTACAAGACTTACTTCATCAAGAGTCGCGCTGGTAATCTGCATAACGCCTTTATTGTTTGTCCATTCATTTATTTGAGCGCCAACGCTAAAGCCATCCCTTAATCCTTCGGTGGCTTCAATTAAGGCATCTTCTCCGGCCATAGTGTTGGCAATCTTGAATGTAGCCACAATTCCATTTTTTGTCACTTCGTGAGCAATCATTTTGCCAATTGGACGAGTCCGATCGTGCTCCAATAGCAATTTGACAGGTTTAATCTCAATTGAATCAGCCGCGAAAACTGTTGGCCCAACTGAGGTGTTTCCTTGCTCGTTCCAAGTAACAATAGTTCCGCTAATGGTGCGCTTAATTGTGTCCGCAGCCGTGACTGTCATTGGCATTTTGATCTTCATCGGATCAAATCTTCTTCCTCTTGAATTTGCTCAACGCTCATTGCGCCGATGCGGTTTAGGATTTCATAGACTTGCGCTCTTTCCAGAGGATTGCCGCGCAAGAAGTCGTCCAAGTCAAAACGCACTTCGGTCGTTGCTGGGACGAAATCTGGCATTGATAAACGCTTTTCAATTGCCGTCAATAGTGGACGCAATGAGAAATCAACCAATGAGCGCCGTTCATTGACTGAATTTGAGTAAGTCATCGAAGTCGTCTCGGCGCTCAGGAAGTAAGCTGGGATCCCCGCTGCTCGAGCCAATTCTAAAGCAACGTACTGACGCGCTTCGGCTAATTGCAATGACTTTGGATCATAACCAAATTCTTTGAGATCAACGTCGGCATTAAGAAAAGCTGTTGAACGAGTTTGACGAGCAGTTCTCCAGGCTGAAAGTAATGATGAAACTCTTTCCGCAGTTAGATTAGTGCCGTTAGATTTGAGAACCATTGACGGGTTAGGTTCTTTTGCATAATTCACCGCAGCATTTTCTAAATACACTGCAGCTGCGACAGTTTTACCAGCGCGGTGCAAGAATCCTTCATCATAACCATCAAAACGAATAATCGAACCGACTCCGAATAGTGGTACGTCAATTCCGTCGATTCGATAGCCGATGATTTCGGTTGTCTTTGCGTTTGTTGTTACTGTTACGCGATCTGGGCTGACGCGAGTCCAAGCGCGAACTTTGCCGCCGTCCGTGACAGAGTACATATCAAGGACTTGTCCATAACCAACGCCATAAAGCCAAATATCTTCGGCAAGCCAAGTGTAAATTAATGATCCGGCAACTCTAGCGTCTGGCTGATTAATGACTCGTTGCGGTTCAACGTGTTCGCCCGTCAAGCGATTATATTGCTCCAAAGGTAATGAGCCAGTCGTTCCGCAAATAATATTTCTAGCTCGAGCAACGCTTGGGACTGACATCGCTAGAGCGCGAGTGGTATTCGTTGAGCCACCGAGAATGTTATAAACGGAATCTGAAATCTGAATTGGTGTAAGCGCGGCGGTAACGTCGCTCACCTTTTGTGGTGTCTGCGCGGTTATTTGCGGAAAGAAGAAATCTCTAATTGCACCCATTAGCGTAAATTGTAAGGGTGGTGTGTTACAAGATGACTATATCGACGCCATCGGTGGCTTTAGTGGCGTAATGAGTTGCCATTGCCGATGCCACCGCTCCACAAATCACGGCATTGCTAACTTTACGACCCATTACCCAGCCGCCATCACCGAAAGGTAGTTTGACGGCGGCCAAGCAATGTTTAGTCAGCTCATCTTGTCCCGAGTGAGCCAACCGCTGAGATGAAATTGCTCCCAAGAGTTCATCGCAGCTTTGCGCATAGTCAAGGCCATCTATTGGCTCGGTCTTAATCCCTGCTGGTGCTAATCGGGCAGCGACCGCGGAGGCGGTACGGGCGCTGTATGCAACCAACTGAACTGGGTACTTGCGAACCCATTCGGCTAGATCGTTAGCCAACGCTTTGTCATCCAAGTTGGATGGGTTGTGCCAAGTCTGCAAGAGAATCACTTGGAATCTGTCACCCTCGAGCTTTTGACTTGCCACCAGCGCGGCTTGCTTTCTATCCGGACTGAGATCGATAGCCAACCAAGTATCTGACTCGGGATTGAGCCGAAGCCCCTCAACTTTACAGCTGTCCCATTGAGACGGATTGATTACCGGGTTGATTGTATCGACCCATTGACATAAGACTTCTGTGCGCACAATATCCTCGGGGTCTGACAATACGGCGCGAATATTGTCGGGATGGACTGTATAACCCAAAGAGGGATTGGCTTGGCGGACTCCCAACCAAAAGTCAGATGAATTATCAAATTTGATGCCGTTAGGTGCAGACCATTCGAACCAACCTATGTCGTCGGTTGATCCGTGGATTGCTGCATAGGCTCTTTCGCGTAATTTATTGAGGACGATTGAGTGCTGATCTCCAGCATTGGAATAGACCCATATCTGCGGATTGGGTGAAGCCATTTGTGTGTAACGAAGGGCAGACCAGACATCTTCATCTTTATACTCTCGAGCTTCGTCCAGATGAATTGTTTCCGGTGCGGCAATACCTCGACCGGCGGAATTATTGGCTCGGACAATGTATCGACGGCCTTCGGTAAATTGTAATTCTTGAAATCCCTTACTTTCCAGTTTCTTGGTAAATTCCGCAGCCAATCTTGGGGTCTGCTCGATGATGCCATAGATTTTGTAAAACAATTCGGCTGAGGTAGTCAGTTTGTGAGCTGTGTGAACTTGTAATTTCTCTTTGAGAACGTAGATTCTGAAAAGAATTTGAAGAGCCATAAACGTCGATTTGCCCTGTTGACGAGCACATAACAAGGTTATAACCGGATGAGCCCAGCGAC